AAGAGCTACAAGAAGAAGATGCTTGAAGCTGAATCGGAACTTGAATTGATTAATAAAAGGTTGGCACAATTATGAAGAAAGGTGATGTAGTATCTCTGGTCACATTGACTGGTGAGTTTGTTGGTAAGTTTGAAGACCATACTTCGGCAGGCGTGAAGTTGAAAGACCCACGCTGGGTTATCCATGGTGAACAGGGTATGGGGTTTGCTCACGGTTTATGCTCTACAGGTAAGAATGACCCAACCGATGTTGAGTTCTTCAGCGGTGGTATTGTTTTTGTTACAGAATGTAATGAAGATGTCGAGAAAGCGTATCGTCAAGCAACGAGTGGACTAATCCTTTAATGATTGAAAATATGAGTAAAGCTGACCTTCTCGAGCGTAAGAAGCAGGTCATCAAAGATATAAGCAAGTACAAGAACTTGCAGCTTGCCAAGAAGGTTCAGCTAAACTCAGCCTATGGTGCGGTTGGTAACAAATACTTCCGCTTCTTCGATGTGAGGAAAGCAGAAGCAATCACACTATCAGGGCAGTTGTCAATTAAATGGATTGAGAGGAGAGTTAATGAATACCTTAATAAGTTACTTCAAACATCCGAAGCTGATTATGTTATTGCATCGGATACGGATTCTATCTATGTCAACTTCGATGCACTTGTACGCAAATGCTTTGAAGAGGGAAGTGACCCTGTCAAGATCGTCAATTTCCTGGACAAAGTTGCAGCTGAGAAGTTGGAACCTTTTATTGATAAAAGTTATGAAGAACTGGCACGAATAACAAACTCGTACGAACAGAAGATGTTCATGAAGCGAGAGGTTATTGCGGATAAGGCTATCTGGACTGCCAAGAAAAGATACATGATGAACGTGTATGATAACGAGGGAGTCCGATATGCCAAGCCCAAGCTGAAGATGATGGGGATTGAAACTGTAAAGTCATCAACGCCCCAGTCTTGCCGAACAGCGCTTGAAGAAGCGATTAATATTATTATGAACAGTGGCGAGGCAGAGGCTCAGGCGTTTATATCTGACTTCCGATCTAAGTTTGAGCAGTTGCCATTCGAAGCTGTTGCGTTTCCTAGATCCGTTTCTGACTTTGGCAAGTACGATGACGGTAAGAAGGATTTGACTATACCCAAAAGTACACCGATTCATGTTCGTGGTGGTCTAGTTTATAATCACCTGATCAAGAAGCATGGTCTTGAGAAGAAGTATGAATTGGTAAAGGATGGGGAGAAGTTGAAGTTCTGTTACCTAAATAGTCCGAACCCTGCTCAACATAATGTAATCAGCGTTATGACAACGTTGCCTAGAGAGTTTGACCTGAGCAGTTATATAGACTACGAGACGCAATTTAATAAAGCGTTTCTTGACCCATTAAAAGTTATACTCGAGTCAGTTGGCTGGAGTGATGAGAAGAAGTCTAGTCTTGAAGACTTTTTCGGATAGGAGAAAGGTATGAGCGAATTCGATTTTGATTTTGGTTTTACGGCTGTCACTGAAGACGAACTTGATAGCGTACAACAGGCAAGTACTGCTGCTAAAACTGCGTCAGAAACAGCTGATAGTTGGGAAGCCAAATGTGCTGACCTGTACAATACATTCAAACCATTGCTTAACAACTTGGCTAAGAATCCAGAGAAATCTTACATATTTTGGCCAAATAGGCTGCAGAAGCTGGAAGAGTTTAGTGATCTAATCGATAAGATATATAATAGTTGACTTTGAGATTGATTTGGTATATAATATTATAATAGTTTTGATGAGAGGTTTATAATGAGTTTTTTGACTGACATGGTGAAGGGTATTGATAATACATCCCTTCTTGCTGATGGTGGTAATAGTTCTGAGTTTTCAGGATCTATTGACACTGGTTCTTATATTTTAAATGCTGCCATTTCTGGTAGTATTTATGGTGGTGTTCCTAATAATAAGATCACCGCTTTTGCTGGTGAGTCTGCTACTGGTAAGACGTTCTTTGTACTTGGGGTTCTCAAGCAGTTCCTTGAAGATAACAAAGACGGTGGCGTTATTTACTTTGATACAGAGGCTGCTGTTACTAAGCAGATGATGGATGATCGTGGTATTGATACCAAGCGTGTAGTTATTTCTGAGCCATCTTCGATTGAAGAGTTCCGTACTAATGCGACTCGTATCTTGTCTACTTATATTGAGCAAGGTAAAGACGCTCCTCCGATGATGATGGTACTCGACTCACTTGGTATGTTGTCATCAGCTAAAGAACTTGCTGACACTGAAGCTGGTAGTGAGAAGCGTGATATGACCAAGTCGCAGTTACTGCGTGGTACATTCCGAGTTCTTTCGCTGAAGCTGGCTAAAGCTAATGTGCCTCTGCTAGTTACTAACCACGTCTATGATGTTATTGGTGCTTATATTCCTACCAAAGAAATCACTGGCGGTGCTGGTCTTAAATATGCTGCTTCTTCGATTGCTATGCTTGGTAAGAAGAAAGATAAAGATGGCACTGATGTCATTGGTAATATTATCAAGGTAACAATGCATAAGTCTCGATTCACTAAAGAACAGAAAAAGGTTGAAGTGAAGTTATCATACGAGACTGGTCTTGATCGTTACTATGGCTTGCTTGACCTTGCCGAGAAGTATGATATTATCAAAAAAGTATCGACTCGATTCGAGTTACCTGATGGTCGTAAAGTATTTGGTAAGGCGATTAACAATAATCCTGAAGAGTATTTTACTGACGAGATTATGGCTCAGCTTGAAGTTGCTGCTAACAAAGAATTCAAGTATGGTCAGGTTGGCATTGACGAGGTAGTTGAGGAGGCTGAAGATGCCAGTTAAATATAAATTGGTTGAGAAGGATGAAGCGTATCACTCTGACCATTGGGCAATTGAGGTGTTGGAGGGCGAACTAGAGGGATTCGTCTTCCAATATGACACCGTTAAGTTTAGGGAAGAAGATGGTCAAGGTATTCTAGACTTTGAAGTATTAGATGTGAACAATGGCGAAAAGGTTGACGTCAATAATGAGACTACTTCTAATATACTTGGCGGGATACTTGTAGATATTATTGAACAAAATATGAGAGAGATGGCAAATGGCGACGGAAACACTGATACTGAGACACCTGCTGAATGATGAAGGATATGCGAGAAGAACTCTCCCATACCTGAAGCCAGAGTATTTTTCAGACCGTATTGAGAAAACGGTCTACCAGCAGATTGATTCGTTTATACAAAACTACAACTCACTTCCGACTAAGGAAGCTCTGACCATTGAGATGGATAAGGTGAAGAACCTATCCGACACAGAGTTTGAGCAATGCGGTGAGTATATCTCCCAGCTGGATATTGAACAGCCTGAAGACGCAGACTGGCTAATCGGTACAACCGAAAAGTTCTGTCAGGAAAAGGCTGTATACAATGCCATCATGGAAAGTATCAGTATCCTAGAACCTAATGATAAGGAAGATCGGGATAAGGGTTCAATTCCTGAGTTACTTTCCGATGCCCTTGCCGTTTCTTTTGACCCTAATATTGGTCACGATTTCGTTGAAGATGCCGAAGATCGTTATGACTTTTATCATCGTAAGGAAGAACGTGTTCCGTTTGACCTTGAGTACATGAACAAGATCACTCAAGGTGGTCTGCCTCGTAAGACTTTAAATATTCTAATGGCTGGTACTGGGGCAGGTAAATCTTTGGCTATGTGCCATATGGCTTCGGCTAATATGATGGATGGTAAGAACGTTCTCTACATTACAATGGAGATGGCTGAGGAAAAGATTGCGGAGCGTATCGATGCCAATCTACTCAACGTGACACTCGATGACCTGAAGAGTTTGTCTAAGGCAATGTATGATAAGAAGATTGCTAGGGTAAAAGGTAAGACGACTGGTAAGTTAATCGTCAAAGAGTATCCGACTGCCTCTGCTGGCGTTGGTCACTTCCGTCACCTGATTAATGAGTTGAAACTCAAGAAGTCATTTACGCCTGATATCATTTATATTGATTACCTGAATATCTGCATGTCATCTCGGCTTCGTAATGGTGGCAATCATAATTCCTACACTTTGGTAAAGGCTATCGCTGAGGAGATTCGTGGTCTGGCAGGTGAGCAGAACGTGCCAATCGTATCAGCTACACAAACAACTCGTAGCGGTTATGGTAGCAGTGACATTGACTTGACTGATACTTCTGAGTCATTTGGTTTGCCAGCTACAGCTGACTTTATGGCAGCGCTGATCGTGACTGAAGAACTTGATGAAATTAATCAGATTATGATCAAGCAGTTGAAGAATCGTTATGGTGACCCTGGACAGTATAAAAGGTTCATGGTTGGCATTGACCGAGCTAAGATGCGGTTGTATGACGTTGAGCAACAGGCTCAAGAAGATGTAGTTGATAATGGACCTGTGTTTGATAATACTACATACGGTAAGCGTATGAAGGAAGATGATTCAATGCAGTGGATGACTAAAAAGGCTGGACGAAAGGACTTCGGTGGTTTTAAGATGTAACACGATAGTATAGGTGCTTCTCTCTCACTCTCTCTCGCACCTATACCTTCGCCTGACCTGAGCAAGTCACCGAAACTGCTCCTTTTTCTATTTACTTTATGTTATAAATAGGGTATAATTATATTTTAGACTAAGGCTCGATATGTACAAATTCAATGATTACTTGACGGAAGCTACTAAACAGTGGTTGGGGTTTGACTCTTTGCCTGTGGCAATGAATCCTGAATTGCGAAGATTCCTCAATCGACTACAGAAAGTAGCAGATGCTGAGTCAATTTACATTGAGCCCAAATACGATTTCAGAAGAGCAAAGACACGTCTAGTCATTAAAGTGACAGATAAAGCTGCATTGCCTAAAATTGTATCACATAAGACTTTGGTCGGTTATGGCTTCTCCCCTTCTGGTGATAAGTATGTTTCATCTAAGTTGGTAAATATTGCGCTGACACCATCAGGCGGTATTCGCGGAACTGGTAAACTACCACGGAAGGGAGAAGCGGTAACAATACCGTCAACAGCTGAGCAAGAAAAGGGTTCTATCGAATACTTCTCAGCTATGTTTAAGAATAAGAAAACAGACCTCAAGAAAATATCTGATGCTGTTGGATACCCATTCAGCGCTGAATGGATGCATAATTTTGAACAGCAGTATCGAGCATTCAGTTCTAATATGGGAACAGATTTTTCTAAGCATAAAATACACTTAGATTCAGAGAGAAACGACTCTAACATATTATTCGCTCTAGCAAAGAAGTTCGGCTTGACCGATTTGAAGGATAACTGGAACCCAGCTGACATCTGGATTATGTCACTGAACCGAGCGCAGATAATTAAACAAACGAAAGATATTACAACTCTTGAAGAATTTAATGCTTGGTTGTCAAGTAAGTATGAAGATAAAGAAATTATTGGCGTCTCGCTAAAGAAAGTATCTGCTAGCAAGACTGGTAGGTTTGAAACAGTTTCTTCGGTTGATCTACCTGACGTTGACGTTACTGTGAGTCGTGTATTATTTGACCCATTCCAAAAGAACTTTATTCTAGAAACTTCTGGTAACATTACTGGGTTTAATATCAGAGTTGGGTATAAGGCAGCAACAGTTTCGAGGGACTCGGATATTCGTATCTACCTTGAGGGTAGGCAAAAAGGTTCTCAGGTTCAGCTCGGTGCTATCTCTGCTCAACTATTCCCGAAACTAGCATTAGAGAATGGTTATGATATTCCTTCGGATAAAGTTAAGATTATGAACGACCCGATGAAATACTTGAACACTA